TTTTGATTGTGCATAGATTACATCAGGGTAAAAGTTACTTGAACCTTCAGCAGTTTTAGCATCTGAAGCCTGTGAAACGCCTTCAAAAGTTTCTAAAATAGTTCCAGCAGTTCCAGTAATTCCACCATCTTCGTCTATTACAGCGATATGTAGTTCATCTAGTGAACCACCAGCAGCCGCAACATTATCTGTTGTTGTGGGAGCATTTGCAAAGTTGAAATAAAATTCCCAATGTCTTAGTACTTTAGCATTATCAACAACAGCGTGTCTTAAACCACCTGATTCTGTAACTCCTGTCTGAGGATTGAATCTTGCGATTGTTAATACATGAGTTGATATTGCAGTTATTTTATAATAGTGTCCTGAAGGTGCACCGTCAGTTGAAGGTACATTACTTGCATCCCCAAATTCTAGTATGTCACCAACTTGCATTAAACTACCATCGTCAACAGTTATTGATGTATCTCCGATAGCTGCAGAAGTGTCAGCAACTAAATTACCACTCATTGAGTGTGGTCCGAAAGCAGTAGAGTTAGTACATTGTGAAACTTTTAAACTGTTTCCAAGTGTACCTGCTTCTCTTGCAGCATATGATCCAACACTTCCTTGTCCTGTTGAGTAGTTGTCTAGATAGTCAGTAGTGCTTTTTATTAGAACAGCAGTACCAGATACAGCAGCATTTACTACGCCTGTAATTGGTCTTACTATTTTCAGATTGTTTCCGTATCCTAAAAAGTTTGCAGCAGTAAACCATTCTTCAAAATTATCATTATTTGGTTTACCAAAGTTAGCGACCAATTCTAATTCAGAGGAGATAAGTGTTACCTCATCAATCGGTCCTTTTTCTGCCGTGATTACAATTCCGCCGCTACTTGTAGAGACAGCTGGAACGATATTCGTTAAATCTTTTTCAGTTACGAGAACACCTGGTGATACTTGAAAAGCCATATTTTAGTTCTCCTTAATATTAAGTTTTTTTAATTTAGTTATAACCCTTTGTAGATATTTATATGATCCCAAATCTCTAGTTTTCCCCTCTGCGTGAGGTTACAGGACTCCACAACTGTCCAGTATCATCATAAAACTGCGAATTATTACCTTCTGGATCATTTATTCCATCATCTATAAAACCAAATGGGGCCATATCTGCCTCAATTGCGTTTTTCTGATCGGTAAACATCTGTCCTCGAACATCTACATCTGTTAGTTCTTTAAAATATCTTTGATTTGCCAACCATGAAAATATAACTAAACACATTACAAGGTCATCTGAAGCACCACTCTCTGCTTCAAAAGATTTTCCTTTAGAAATGAAAGTTGATAATTCTGCTATGATTTCAAAATCTTGAATTATGAGTTTATCACCCTCAATTAAACTTTTTAGATTAGAAGTTCCAATTCTTTTTGTTCCTTTAGTCATTCTTAATCCTAATTGACTACCTCTACCACTAAATCCTCCACCTAATACTTGACCTGATCTTCCTCTTTGTGTAACCATTAACATATTATCATACTCTAATTCAAATTGCATAGCGTCTGCAACCTGTTGACCTAAATCATTGATCTCAATTAATATGAATGCTTGATTATATGCGTCAGCAACTTTCTTCATAATACTTGGAAAGATTAATGGTTTGATTTCGTTATCTCGATATTTTGCAACGATTTTGTAAGGTGCCTTCGTGGCGTCAAGTATAACAAATGCTGAGTAGTCATTTCCAACACCTCTTGCGACATCAACTGTCATTACATAGATATTACCTTTAATCGGTTTCTCATAAACATCTAAAGTACCATTTAAACTTCTAATTAGTGGGTCTACAACAGCCATTGTCTTAATCTTACTTGCATTGATAAGAGTATCAACACTACCTAAGAACTCACATTCAAACTCGGTCTGAAACTGTGCCTCACTTGTATTTCGTATTGTCTGTTCTTTCCATGCTTCATCTCGACCAGGAACTTCTGACCAATGCACTTCAATCGGCACATAATCGTTTCTTTTATTTGTTGCATCCATCCACATCTTATAAAACATATTCATTCCGTGTGGTGTAGAAACGATCATAACCTTAGATGATTGTCCTGAAGATATTGTTGGGTAAACTGAACTAAAAAATTCTTCTGCAATATTGTTTGGTACATATGCAAACTCATCTAGAAATATAATATTAAATGTACTACCACGAACAGCACTTGAAGAAGTACTTGCAGCTATAATTTTACTTCCATTCTCTAATTCAATAGAACCTTTGTTCCAGTTGAGAACTCCTTGTTGCATCCATTTAGGTAAGTATTCATATGCAAGTTGCAATCTGCCTAGTAAATCTCTTGCAGTAGAAGATTTATTGGCTAGAATCGCAACATTAACATTGTCATTAAATAAAACATAATGTAAGAGGTAGGAGACAATAATTGTCGATTTTCCGCTTTGTCTCGGTAGTTTGCAAATAGAGAAACGATTTGCGTGAAATGTATCCACCATATCTCGTTGAAAGTCATACATCTCAAAAGGCACAAGACCTTTATCAATGGTAACAATCTTTAAGTAATTCTCTATAAAATGTTTCGGGTTATCCAAACACTTCAAAACTTCTTGTATTTGATTTTTAGTAAATCTTGATTTTGAGTGTGCTTTTTTGAGATTTGGATTTCCTAAGTATTGCTCAGTTTTCATAATCATCTTTGTTTAAAAATACATATAGTTTTTCGCCAAGTAATATACCTGCTTCATCATCTGTTGGATAGTGAAACCCTGCTTGTACTCTTCCCATACCACACTCATCGCCTCTTTTAAGTAGTTCGATTTCGTGTTCAGGAAACTTACCAGCAACATATCTTGCAACAAGTCTTGCTTGTGTTGAATGTCCACTTGGATAAGAAGGTGTTTTGTTTGTTTTACTTGGTAATGTATTTAATTTATTATCAACTTCAGCTGGTCTTCTGCGATTAAACATTTTTTTAAAATGTAAAATAATCGGAACAGACTGATTAATTAAGTCACTAAATTCGTCTCCATGAAATATTAAACCATTTTCTTCACAATATTTCTTTAATGCATAAAACGGTATCTCATCGTGGTCTCGTATAGACTTTACATCTTTAGCAGTTCGATTTCGAATAATATCTTTTAATCGAGATATCTCATCTTCATCTCTTGCTGGTGGAAATGGTAAAGTAATTCTTTCTTCTATGCCCGGTCTAAAAAATTTCATTAGTTTTTCTTCTTTAATAGTTTTGTTAATTCTGTAGTAGAGCCGACAAACAATGCATTAGTTACATTTTTCGGTGCATTACTTGGAACATCTTTAATTTTTTTCAACTTATCTTGTAGATTTAATAAGTCTTGTGATACTTCACTTACAGTCTTAATCAATTGTCCTGCAACTTCATATGCTCGAGGGTGTTCACCTTCTTTTGCTAATGCAAGTATACCATCAATTGCTTCATTACCTTTTGCAAGTAGTTTGTATAAGTTTTCTCTGCCAGTTTCAAAGTCAACATCTGGAGTAGTATTCTCAGGAATGTTAGAAGGTACGATTGCAACTTCTTTTTTTTCTTCAAACACTTCTTCTGCAATACCTAAAACTTCATTTAATTTATCGTCAATTGTGCTCATTTTATAAATCCTCTATTACTTATCTTCGCCTGTACTCTCATCATAGTTTAAATTATCATCAAAGAATGAAAGTGTTTCTGTATATGTATAAGTATCATCCTTGTCTGCTGAGGTTGGGTTAGGTGTAACCGTAACTCTCTCACTACGAGAAGGATTTTTACCTTGTAAATCTGTGTATAAATCTGCTGAAACTTTTTTGATAACAGAACTTGTACTTATTGGACCAAACAGATAAATTTTTGCAGTAAATGATAGTGTATATATTATTCTTCTATTTGTTGTAAGTGAACCTGTGTAAGTATCATCATAATCTACACTATTCAATATAAATGGTATATCTCTTTTTGAATCCATAAACTCTTTGTTTTCAAACATTGTAACTGTATAGTCTGGTTGAAAGTATGGAAGTATCTGTTCAATAATTTGTAGACCGTCATCTGAATTAGAAGTAAATACATTTAAAGATATACTTACATTGTAAGGCACAGGTGAGAATTGTGTATTTAACTTAGTGGTATCACCAGTAGGTTTTACATTACTAATCTTCTGATTTTTATTTAATTTACGAGCAGGATCATAAGCATAACCAACGATATCAAATGACATACGAGGTAGAGTTATTGCCACGCTTGAATCGTCTCCATTTAAATCTGCTTGTTGTTCTAATCTTGCTAAGAATTTTTCTTTAGGTGAATACGATAATGGTATTCTAATATTCTGCAATGGATTTCCGCTAGAGTCCAAACGCCTAATATTAATATTATTAAATATTGTTCCAAATGCAA